CCCGTTGTAGATGCTCCACTTACACCTGCGGTGCCATTAGAACCCTGTCCAAGTAATCCAGTCCCGCCGCCTCCGCCGCCACCTTTTTGATTACTGTTGTGACCGCCACCGCCGCCACCGCCACCTCCGGCACCAGCAAATCCATTACTGGTGGGGGTTCCGCCTAAACCTCCAGTACCAGCATATCCACCAGCGCCGCCGCCGCCTCCGGAGTGAAAACAACAAGCACAACCGGCTCGGCCATTTCCTCCGTCACCGCCACCTGTACCCGTGAAAGTCCCGCCATAACTGCAACCAGCACCATTAGTGCCGCCGCCACCTTTAACTACAGCAGTAGAAACAAAATATGAATCTTGACCATTAGGGCCTCCACCAGTAGTACCACTTGCGCCAACAAAAACTGCATAAGAACTACCGGGCGTAACAGAATAATTGTTTATGTATCCTAAACCACCACCACCGCCACCTTTAGCACCCTGACCAGCGGAATTTCCTATACCACCAGCGCCAATAGCAACAACAGACACAGAAGTAACCCCCGATGGGGCAACCCACGAGAACGTACCAGTGGTTGTAAAAGCGTCTTGGCCTTGCGTTACAGGAGTTGCCGAGTTACTTGCTGCACTGGGATAACTTGGCCCATAAGCGTTAGTAGCAATAGCTTTAAAAGTGTATGCAGTGCCAGTAGTTAGCCCTGTGACTACTAAGGGAGAAGATGCGCCGGAAGTTTTGTATATGCCGCAATTGGCAAAAACCGTAAACCCAGAAATAGCCCCGCCGCCAACACAAGCTGGCGCTGTAAAAGCTACAGAAACGGTTGTTGCGCTTGCAACAGTAGCAGTGCCAATCGTAGGGGCGTTAGCAACCTTCAGGGCGTTGTACCCCGGTAAAACAATACCAGCTTGATGACGCATCGACATGGGTTACCCCCGATTAAGAAGCGATAGATTCGTAGCTAATCGTGTATGAAATAGCAGAGCTTGTACCGCTAGTCACAACGATGGATTGGTTCTCCATCAAGTAGATAGCTGTTGTTTTATCTACGGCAATCAGTGACGCATTAGCTGGAACAGACACTGCTGACACAACTGGAAAATCTGTACCAGCGCCAGCGGCAGCGTTGTCAATGCTCACTGTGACGTTAGCCGCAGAACCCGTAACGTTTGCACATACGATCTGATTGATCTTAAAGACCAGACCAGAAGATGCCGCATTTGACAACAGCACGTTGGCCGTAGTGTTAGCGGGTGCAAGAAAGGTTGTCGTGCCATAAATGGCGGTGACGTTGACAATATTTGGATTGGCCATTTATAGCTCCTTAGAAACCGAAAACAAGTGCAAAAGAAATAGACTTACCAGCAGAAACGCTGGCGCTTGATGATGATACCCAACTACCCGCACCGTTAGAAGCCAGCACGTTGTTTATTGCACCGGGGCTAGACAACCCTGTACCACCATTAGCAGGGGGAAGAACACCAGACACGTCCGTTGTCAACACCACTGGATTACTAACAATCTTCACAAAGTCAGAGCCGTTCCACGCTACCAAGGCGCGAACACCCGAAGCAACCGTTACGCCAGTCGTTGGGCCAGAGCCGCGAATAACAATAGAGCCAGTGCCAGCATTGATGACCAAATACGCTTTGCTTTGGGCTGGAGCCGTGATGTTCCGAGTGGTTGCGCCATTACTGGCTGTCCACAAGATGATGGCATTACGCGCTTGGTTAGCCGCGCCGTTGGTCGTTGAAAGAGTTACATCTGCATCGGCTGAAAGCGTAGTCGTACCAGCAACCGCCGAATCAATTAGGCTCGTGATAGAGTCATTAACCGTAGTGCCCCACGTACCAGACAAGTCTCCCGTAGTCGGCAGTGCCAGACCAAGGAGAGGAGAGAAATTGGTTACTGCCATATCGTTCCTTTAAATAGCCAAGATACGCATTGCTTGCGCATACGCTTTTGAGGCCGCTGTGGATGTTTGGAATGTAGGAGCTACACCCGTACCGTTTGATGTAAGCAACTGACCCGCTGTACCCTCATTAGTAGAAGCTACAGCGTATTCTGATGGGTACGTTACAAACACATCTTTTGTACCGGCTGAGAATGATAGAGCCGACGGTTGTGTTCCTGCGCTATTAGATAAAACCGTAGTGCGGGCCAGTAAAGTACCAGAAGAAGTGTATGTACCAACACCCACTTCCCATTCGTTGCTAGTCTGCCCAGCAATCGTATAAAACGTTGTGTTGCTATTACCAATTACAGCAAAAGATTGAAAGCCCGTAGCTGCGCCATCAAGCGTAATAGTCCCCGTACCAGCCGTGGTAGTGGTTTCTTTAACGCGATCAGCTAATACTAGAGCCATATTGCATCCTTACTCATGCGTCTTCCGTTTCAATCAGCGCCCAGTTGGCGGTATCGGAATCGTTGATATTATGCCAGTCCGGAATCTGATTGTCATCAATAGTTGTCCAGAAATAATTAGAAACATTTCCAACATATCCTTGCGCCAACACACCCAATAGCCCATTGATGTGAATAACCCCAAACGTACCAACAAGCCCTCTAGCCTCTACACCTGTCAGGGCGGGGGCATTACCGGATGTGACTGTACCAACTTGCCCACTAATGAACGTTGTATTAACTGGGCCTTCACCCCAACCGTACTCACCCCATGTACCCGAACCCCAGCCGCCTTCCGCATTAAGCGCATTCTCGTGCAAAACACCGGTGGTGCCAAGCCCTCCAGAAGCACTAACCCCAGACAATTCAACAGACCTATCAGACGCTCCCCCGACTGAGCCAACAGCCCCCTCTGCAGAAACACTCGTTAAAGCCTGTTCAATAACAACATAAAACGTTACTGTACCAACTGAGCCAGAAGCCTCAACACCAGTTAGGGCAACTGAAATATCAGGCCCAACAGTTCCTACACTGCCACTTCCCAATACACCAGTCTCAGCGCCAGTTTGCGTAACATCTACAGTGCCAACTGCGCCAGCAGCCGCAACACCATTCAACTCTACAGACAGTGTATTAGTAACTGAACCAACCGCTCCCGTAGCAGCTACACCTGTCAGCGCATCGGTTTCAGCGTATACAACGGTACCCACTTCGCCCGTAGCGGATACGCCCGTAAGGGCTAAAGAGCTTTCAACTCCAACTGTACCTACCGCGCCCGTCGCTGAAACGCCTGTTAACTCTATGGGTACAGAGACAGAAACTGACCCTACACTACCCGCAGCCAAAACTCCAGAAATCTCAACAGTAATGACTGGGGCTGCTGTATCTACATTGCCAGTAGCTTGGACTCCAGTTAATGCAACTGAGACTCCTCCATTCGTGACTGTTCCTACCGCGCCAGATGCCTGAACGCCGGTAAGAGCAACGACTACTGTCTGCCCCGCAAGCGAGGCAAATGGCGCTTCGGCAAATGCGGAGATACCGAACATGGCTACTCCGGTGAGTTACCCCACCGGCCCTATTAGGTTGTAGCCAGACGAATCAAAGCAGTCGAAGTTGTATTCGCAGGCATGGTAAGAGTAAACGTACCAGCAGTAATTGTCTGTGAACCAAAGGTATGGACGCTTACAGCCTTGTTAGCCTGTGTTGAGTTGTAGATCAGCACAGCATCAAAAGCTGTAGCCAACGTCACGCCTGTGTAAGTAATGCTGGCCGAAGGCGTGACAAACGCAACACCCGCAGTAACAGAAGAGTTAGTGGCCGTAGGGGGCGTGCCAAATGTAACCGCAACACCGCCCGCAGAGTAGCCAGCGCCAGATACTTCGCCGGAAGTTCCATAGGCGGTAGTACTAGCATTTTGCGTAGCTGACGCTAAAAATAATGCGGCTTTAAACGAATCAGTTGCGCCGGTTGCGCGAACGGGGGCAGTACCAAAGTTATGGGTGGCAGTCATTAACTCACCCATAAAACTAGTCGTCATTGCTTGTGTATTTGCCATATTAGGCTCCTTAGTTAAAAGATGCCGCTTCAGCAGCTAGTGTTACAGATTGTTTCAGGGCGACATGGGCAGAGCGGTGAACAAGTTCGCCATCCAGCCAATACTCGACCCAAGTCGTGTGTTCGTTGTCATTATCTAATGAACCCTCTCGCTTTTCAAGCAAAGATTCGTCCATTTCGCCTTTGGTGGTTGTGACCAGTGCCATGTTTTCTCCTATACAAGTCTAATGAGTGCAGCCGTGCTAGTGTTAGCAGGCATCGTTACAGTGAAAGTGCCAGTCGATGTTATGTTATTTCCAAAGTCCAGAACACAGACAGCGCCATTAGCTCCGGCTTTATAAATCAACGCGCCACGAGCCGTAATTGCACCAGTCCACGCTGGGCTGGAAAAATTAACGTAAATGGTACTGCTGTTTGAACTAAGCGCAGTATTCACTGTCGCCGTTACTACTAGCCCACCAGCCGCATAATTGCCGCCGGAAGTTTCACCATCAGATGTGTAAGCCGTAGTAAGCTGATTCAAAGTGGCAGAATTGGTATACAGCGCCAAATAGAACGTGTCAGTTGAAAAATTCAACGTCCCGTTAATCAAGCCAGTCCGCAACGTATTGCAGGAGTAATTACCTGTGAAAGCCATCAGGTCACCGCCTGTCTATATTGACCAGAACGATAGGCATCCTGACGCTCCATACCATCACCCAAACGTTTAGCTTGTGCAAGAGCTTCTTTGTATTTACCGTCGTACAAAGCAAGCATGTCTGTTTCACCCTTCATGTAGGTATAAGCCTCAACCAGTGAGCCATACAAGAGCACCGTGTCAAAGTTATCACCCAGCCATGAAGTGCCAGTTACGTTTGTTACTGTAGCTACGGGAATAGAAAATCCAGTCCCTGTGCCACCAATATCAGCAACTGCCGCTGACAGGGCATTACCTACTTTGTATAAACACCCGCCGTTGCGAATAACAACCGTTGTTACAACGCCGCCACTTACAGTGATATCTGCATAAGCGCCAGAGCCACTACCACCAGTCAATAGCACGTTGTAGTACAAGCCATTGGTGTAGCCAGAACCACCTGTGACCGCCCCAAAAGATGCGATCACCGCTTGCACAATAGACACAGGGTAGTAGTAGAAATGCAGTTCCGCTGTGTATGCGGCACTGGGTGTTGGGCCAAGAATAAACGTCAACTCGTTTGTAATGACATTGCTCTGAACAGAGGGGCCGAACAACGCGTAGTATTTAGGGGTTCCAACATCTGTCGTAGGATTAGGATACGACTGGCGAATAAAATTTACGTCTTTGTTTAACAAGTACTCGTAGTTACCTGATGAATCAATCACTGCCAAAGAATATGTAGCAAGATAGTCATCCGGCGCTTTGAGGTACTTGTTACCTGACGTGATGTTGCCAGTCATGTTCTTGCGAAGAGACGGAAACTGCACCGTGTTATAGATGCGTAGTTCAGCTTGTTCAATGAACCGATTGATCTGTTCAGTAGGCGTAACCGTATCGCTGTTAGAAGCGGTAAAGTCCGGAAAGGTATTTTCCGTATACGACTGAATAGTATTGAACAGTTCAATGTAATTCATATCAAGCCATTGGGCCTCGTGACATCACGCCTTTGGTAGCACAGCCAGTACCGCGCATTTTAATACCAGAGGTCTTTGGTTCTTTGTATGGATCACGACTGATGTTACCAACAGACATGTTTACATCATTAGCAGTCAAACGGTTACCACCGTTATAGCCGCTGTTCTTGATGTCTACACCAGCTTCACCATTCATATTGTGGGGCGGCGCATAGACGCTGGCATCGCCAACTTCTTTACCCATCATCTTTTTGCTAAAAGTTGCCATATCAAGCTCCTTTTTTGTATGTGAAGGAAGACTTCTTCTGGTTAGCCACTTTGGCCAAACCACGACCCAGAGCTTTCATCTGAGCGTTTGTCTTGCCACCTTTGGCAAGTTTTGTCATAGGCTGACCGGGATGTAGCTTCTTCTCGTGCTTATGCACGGCTCCAGCCACCATCTTCTTGTCTTGTTTCAAATCTGCTTTGTCCATTTCAGGCTCCTTATGTAACTGTAACCGTAACTGTACCAAGTTCTATCGCTAACACCAAGTTATTTGGCGTTAAAAGTGTATCAAACCCACTTGCACCACCAACAGGGTTGTACCCCCATTGAAAGACTCGACTACCTTGCTCTGGATAACCAAACCCATCTTGAGTGGTGCTGTCCGTTAGCAAAATCTGTAGGCCACTTTGGCCAGAAACTTGGTAGCTCACATCGGGGCGCGGCTCACGCACAGCTTGCGGATCATTAACTGGGTACATACCCAGTTGCAACTGTGGCTGATCGGGATCCCAACATGCGGGGCAAACCTTGACCTTAAATGGCTTAGTCTTGACTACCTGTGTCTTTAGTTCCTTGAGCATGTACCTCTGCGCACAACGGTCGCATTCAGCAATTGCATGCTTACCGGAAGCAAACCGATTAGGCATAGAACAAATTCCTTGGCACAAACCTCAACGGAGAGGTATCGCGGTCTTCTGACTGCGCCAATTCCCACTGCTGTTCGTACTCGGCCTTTAGACCCATCACACGGTTTGGATCAACATCTGGCAGCTTCATGCTCAACAGATAAGCCAACCCTGCCACCATGCAGGGGATAAAACGGAATGGAATGTCTTGGACAGTTACACCAGAGCCAGCGTCCTGAATACGGCGCATGCGGTAGTACACAAACATGTACTGATCCCCGGGAGCATTGGGTGTGGGCCACACATTGATAGCAGGTAGGTTCTGCACGGTTATAGCTGCACCAGTAGTATGCGCCGCAGCGGTTGTGCCATTCTGTCCACGAGCGCAGTTTAACAACTGGTTGTTTACAGGGTCTATGTTGGGGTAACTGATGGTCTCATTATCAATCTTGATAAACCCAGCAGTGGTCAAACCGTCCACATTAGACAACGTGATTGTAGTGGCTGTAGATGAAATGGTTCCGTTAAGGGTAACCGTAGTGCTGTTCTCTTGGCCAGACTGGCGGTTGTACCAGACCTGAATTGGGCGACCTTGTGCCAACTTGTTTGGCAGACTCATGTAGGTCGATTCTGAAATACCGCTGATGTTGATGTCGATCTGGTTAGATGTGGCGTTACTTTGGCGTATAACCATGTCTAGGAGATTGATTGTGTCCGTAGGCATGGGGTAGATAGCCTGACCCGTCACCATTGGAATCTGGCCCTGTTCTACAGTCCAGAAGTTCAAACCACGGTTGGCCCACTCAATCGTCAGCAAGTTCAACGACCGACGTGCAGTGCGGAAGTTGTAACCCGTGCGAAGTTCTTGACCACAACGCTCAAACGCCTCCTCAATGAGGTCGTTCATGTCGAGGTCAAAGGCTGTGGTTCCGGTGGTCTTAGCCATTATCTATACCCTGCGGTTTTCTTTGCGATTGTTTTGGGTTGGGCTACGAATTGTTTTCCGGCGGCTTTTCCTGCCCGCTTGGCTTTGGTCGTCGCAGCGTACTCAGCAGGGCTGAGACTTTTGATCGCAGCACTTGGAAGGTATCTTTCACCAGTGTCAGAAGATTTTTTACCACTTTTGGTTCTCCATTTTTGGTCGCCCCAATCCTTCAATGATTTTTGAGGAGCTTTCAATCTCGGTAGCCTCCGCCAGCGGCTTTATACCGTTTGGCCATGACTTGCGCTTTACGTGCTGACCACTGACCTGCGCCAGTGCCCACGATTGCCGCAGCTTTTACGCTGTTAAAAATGCGTTTACGAAGGCTAGGCTTTGTGTAATTGCCAGCCTCGTTCACCTTAGACTTTACCTTGCCGCCTTCGGCATATTGCGTAAAGTCAGTGTCATCCCGCCGCGCTTTTGTCTTAGCGCCGGGCATTTTTGAGGGGCGGATTGCGCCCATACCACGGGATGCCATCATAATTTAACAGGCGTAACCGCCGCCTTTCATGGTGATCATAGTGCCACGGGTCTTGCCTTTGACAGCGCAACCATCAGCCCGCTTAGAAGCCGAGCCAACAGAACCACCTTTAGCGTACCCCTTTTGACCACGAACTGCGTCACGCGGGTCTTTTTTCTCAGGCGCGTATTCAGTAGTAGTCAAAGACTTTGTATAAGCTGCGTCAGTGGCCGCATTCATTTTGCGGTCAGCCATTTCTTCCCGCGCTTGTTTTTCTGCTGGACTCATTTGGAACTCCTTAGATCAGCAAGTTTTGCCGCCCTTTTTCATTACACGTGAACCGATGCCATTGGGCACACCGGAACCGGCCATTTTGATTTGCGTACCCTTGGTTTTG